ATGCTTACGAAAGATCTGTTGCGCGATCTGGTTGCCCGGGGGCGCGTGATCCAGAAGAGTTCGCCCGCCCATCGCGGTGATCCAAAGCTCGGGGTTCTCGCCGAGCTACCTGGCGTCTGGGAAAACAGCGACGGTTTCGAGGGCCGCGCCTGGAACATGATCGCGCTTCCGTTCGGGACGACGGGCCAGTTCGGCGATTTCCGGCTCCTCCTGAACCAAGCGAACGAAACCCTCGACTTCGACCTTGTTGACCTCGGCGTGCCAAACCGCGGCGCGAGCCGCCAGGACCAGCATCTGGCGGCGCTACGCTATCTTCAGGCGCTCGATCAGGTGGCCGCAATCGACGCCGCGAGCGCCAGCGACGGCTCGGTCATCATTCCGGCGACGCCAGACACGAACGACACTCCAAAGGGCGAACAGCTTCAGCCCGGTCCAGGCGTACCGGCCGGAACGCCGGTGGGCATCCATCGCGAACCAGGCCTCTTCCTGCATCTCGCGAACCTCACCGGCCCCCCAAGCAGCCTCGTGTCCGGAGGCCCCGACCTGGCGCGCCTCGCCAACATCCCGCACGGCGACGCAGTGCTGGCGATGGGATTGAACGGCGCGGCAGCACCGACCAGCGGCGCCCCCGACTTCGCCAACGCCGCGCTCAAGGCGGCGTTCGATCCGCTGCCGATCGGGCTCGCGAACACGAGCCTCGGGAACCCTTATCTGGGTCCATACAAGCACTTCCACGACAATCCGTTCAAAGGAATATTTGATCCGACCGACCCACTGGAGTTGCTCGACGGCGCGGTCGCTCAGGTCATGCCCGGTTCGACAGTCCTGGAGACGACGACGTTCAGCGTGGACAGCGCGGTGAGCGGTGGAATCCAGAACATACCTTTCGTCGTCGCCCAGGCGAACGCGGCCCGCGTATCCGCGACCTTCTGGATCGAAAAAGTGCAGAAAGCGGACGGCGACATCCGGTTCGTCCTGCAGTACGCCCAGCGAGTGCTGCTCGAATTCTTCCCGCGTGGGGACGGCAATTCCGGCAACATCCAGTGGCCGCACATCTCCGTCAACACGATGATTCGCAAGCTGTAACGGATAGGGTTGCGCATATTGCAGCAGACCGGCCGCGCCGGAAAGAGGGGAAGCGCGCATGCCCGTGCAGGGGACCCGGGAACCAAGAACATCGCTCTGTTCCGTGACCGCACTTGGCAACATATCGATCCGCCGCAACCCACCAACGTGGCCAATCTGGCCCGCGCCCGCGAGAACGGGGCGCCCGGCGCGGTCCCGCAACTGGTCTATCGCGACGACGGTATTGGAGTGAGGTCGGAGACCATCGGCCGGCGCCGTCGAGGCGTGATGTAAGGATCATCGAAGCCCCGGACAGATTCGCCAACGGGCCGCAAGGCCCCTCTACGACCCATGACATCCAACGATCCGCCCGCGCGCCGCCTCCGGTGACGGCGAAACACGGCTCCCAGCCCCCATGGCGCGGCGTCCGCCTCAAACTGAGATCCTTTCGGATTTATTGCATTTTGTAATTGACAGCCAGCCGAGTTTGCATTACATATTGCAATATGGAATTCGGTGTCGAGGCGGCGCCGCTGGCCTTCCCACCAATTCAGTCAAGAGGCGCGGATGCCTGTGCTCAACAATCCACATCGGGAGGCCTTCGCCTGGATGTTGGCCGAGGGCCTCGGCCGCCTGGACGCCTATCGCCGGTGCGGGTTCAAGGCGAAAGGCAAGAACGCATCCGATTCCGCGAGACGGATGGCCGCCCGCGCCAGCATGGCGGCCCGAATCGACGAAATCCGCCGGGAAATGGACTGGGCGGCGAGTGCGGATATCCCCGCCATCATCAATGAACTGGCCTGGCTGATCCGCAAGGCGCGAGGGATGGACACGGCCGCAGCGTTGACGGCGGCCAAGGGAATGCTGTCGGAGGTCGTGAAGCTCAAGGGCAAACTCGCCGACGCCGCCGACGCACCGTCGCCTGCCGCTGCGACGCCCCCAGAGCCGCCGATGAGCAAGGCGGACTGGATCGAGGCCTATGTCCGAAAGAAATAGCTGGACGCCGCAACCGGGACCGCAGGCGGCGTTCGTCACCAGCGAAGTCTTCGAGGTCGTGTACGGCGGCGCGCGGGGTGGGGGCAAGACAGACGCGGCGCTGGGAGATTTCGCGCTGCACGCCGCGACGTTCGGCGCTGGCGCGCGCGGGCTGCTGGTGCGGCGCTCGCGCGTGGCGCTGGAGCCGACAATCACGCGGGCGCGGGAAATCTACGGAGCGTTCGGTGCGAAGTGGGAAGAGGCCAAGTCCCGCTTCCTCTGGCCCAGCGGCCCGGTGCTGTACTTCCGGTATCTCGACCGCGACTCGGACGCCGAACTCTATCAGGGCCATGACTATTGCCGGGTTTACGTTGAGGAACTCACCCAATTCGCCGACCCCCGGCCGGTCGACAAGCTGAAGGCGACGCTGCGCAGCGCGCGGGGCGTGACCTGTGGCTTTCGCGCGACGTGCAATCCCGGCGGACCTGGGCATAACTGGGTCAAGGCGCGCTACATCGACCCCGGCCCTTGGGTCCTGGTCGAGGAGGATGGCTTGGACCGAGTCTTCATCCCCGCCCGTCTCTCCGATAACCCAAAGCTGGCCGAAAACGACCCGCTCTACGTGGCGCGGCTGCGCCAGACGGGGAGCGCGCAGCTGGTGCGCGCTTGGCTGGACGGAGACTGGAACTTCGTCGAGGGCGCGTTCTTCGACAGGTGGAGCGCGCGCAACATCGTCCGGCCGTTCGCGATTCCGGCCCTGTGGACGCGGCTACGGTCGTTCGACTGGGGCTATGCCGCGCCGTTCAGCGTCGGGTGGTGGGCGGTGGCGTCCGATCCTTTCGACGCCGGCGGCGAGCGGGCGATCCCGCGGGGGGCGCTGGTGCGCTATCGGGAATGGTACGGGTCCAACGGTCGTTCCAACACCGGCTTGCGGCTGGACGCCGAGGCGGTGGCGGCGGGCATCCTGGAGCGCGAGCGCGGCGAGACGATCCGCCTGGCGGTGGCGGATCCGTCGATCTTCCGCCAGGACGGCGGGCCGTCGATCGGGGAACGGATGCGGCGCGCGGGGGTGGGATTCCGCGCCGCCGACAATACGCGGGTCGGCAAGGCCGGGGCGCTCAGCGGCTGGGACCAGCTGCGCGCGCGCATCACCGGGACCGAGGGCGTGCCCATGCTGTACGTCTTCGACACATGCCGTGACTTCATCCGCACCGTGCCGGTGCTGCAGCACGACCCGATGCGGCCCGAGGACCTGGATACGAACGCCGAGGACCACATCGCCGACGAGGCGCGCTACGCCTGCCTGAGCCGCCCGATGGCGGCCCGGCGGCCCATGCCGGCGGTCAATCCTCCGGACCGCTGGGAACAGGAATGGGGCCGGGGAACGAGCTGGAAGACGATGGAGAGCTGGAAGACGCTTTGAGGGGCGCCGGCCTTTCCGCGGGACTGCCTGAAGCCGGCGGTCCGGCGGAAATCATTGCATATTGCGATTGACAACCGGGTGATGGTGTGTTACATTATGCAAACTGGAAGTCGGTGTCGATCGGGCCCCGGCTTCCGGTTCAGCCAGCAGTTCGAGCGAGGCGCCGATGGAGGAACAGATCGCCTCGCGCGACGGTGACGTGGCGCGGCCGGATGGGTCGCCGTCGCTCGCCAAGCTGAAGCGGTATTTCACCGAGGCGCGCGACCTGACGCAGCAGGCGCGGACCAACGCCCTGCTGGCCATCGACTATTACGACAGCGATCAGTTCAGCGGGACCGAACTGGCCAAGCTGCACGCCCGCGGACAGCCGCCGGTGGTGATCAACCGGATCAAGCCGGCGATCAACGGTATCATCGGGGTGACGGAAAAGGGGCGCAGCGATCCGCGCTGCTGGCCGCGCAATCCGGGCGACGACGGCCAGGCGGACGTGGCGACCGACGTGCTGCGCTACATCGCCGATTTCAACCGCTTCAAGCGGATCAAGCAGGACTGCTTCCTGGACATGCTGGTGCCCGGCACCATGGCCGCGCTGGTCGGCGTGGACGAGGACAAGCAGGTGACGATCACCCAGGTGCGCTGGGAGGAGTTCTTCCACGACCCACGCTCGCGCCGGAAGGATTTCAAGGACGCGCGATTCCTGGGCATCGCGAAATGGATGTACGCCGACGACGTGACCGCGCTCTATCCCGCGCAGGCGGCGGGGATCGAGGCGACGGTGGAAAACGGCGTGGGCGGGGGCATGGCGCCGGACCAGAGCTATCAGGACCGGCCGCTGGGTTTTTCGGGATCCGGCGGCGCGCCGTGGGTGGACGTCAAGCAGCGCCGGCTGATGGTCGTGGAGATGTACTACCGCGAGGGATCGTGGAAGCGGGCGGTGTTCACCGGTTCGGACATCCTGGAATCGGGAGAAAGTCCGTATCTGGATCACAAGGGACGGCCCGACTGTCCTATCGAGGCGCAGAGCGCCTATGTGAAGCGCGACAACGCCCGCTACGGCGCGGCGTGGGACATGATGGGGCCGCAGGACGAAGTGAACAAGCGGCGGTCCAAGACCCTCAATCTGCTGGCCACCAGCCGTATCGAAGCTCGAGACCCTTCGGCGGCCGACGTCGACGCCGACCTGGCGCGGCGTGAGGCGGCCAGGCCGGACGGGGTCCTGCCGTTCGGCTGGGCGATGAGCCCCAACACCGCGGCGTTCCAGGGGAACATGGAGATGCTGCAGGAAGCCAAGGGCGAGATCGAGCGCATGGGCCCCAATCCGGCGGTGCTCGGCCGCGACGGGCAGGACGCCAGCGGCCGGGCCCTGCTGGCGCGCCAGCAGTCCGGCCTGATCGAACTGGCCAACCTGTATGGCGCCATGGAGGACTTCGAGTTGCGCTGCTACCGGCAGTGCTGGGCCAGGGTGAAGCAGTTCTGGACGACGCCGCAGTTCATCCGGGTGACCGACGACGACAACGCACCCAAGTTCGTGGGGCTGAACCAGCCGATCCCGGGCGGCCCGCCGAGCGTCGGGGTCGATCCACAGTCGGGCCTGCCGATGATGCAGCCAGGCGTGCTCGGCTATCGCAACATCGTGGCCGAGATGGACGTGGACATCGAGATCGACACCCAGCCAGATACGGGCACGATCCAGCAGGAGGCGTTCAACGAACTGATGCATCTGGTGGGCATGTCGCCCGTCTATCAGCAGCAGATCTCCCTCAAGCAGCTGATCCAGCTGTCGCCAATTCCGCACAAGCGGTCGGTCCTGGACGCCCTGGAGCAGGCGCAGAACGACCAGGCGCAGGCCCGGGCGGCGCAGCAGCAGGTCGGCCAGCAGATGGCCGCGGCCAAGATCCAGGAGGTGACGGCGCGCGCCGCCCTGCATCATGCCAGCGGTTTCGCCCATGCTTTGAACGCCGTGAGCGAGGCGCACGCCGTGCACAACGATCACGCGATCGCGGGGATCGAGGCGGGGCTCGAGTTCGGGCGGGCGGAAGGGGACGGCTCGGGCCAACCGGCCGCGACGCCCCCGCCGCCGGCGCAACCACCAAGTTCTTGATGCTGACAAGATTCCGTCTCCCCTTGCGGGAGAACGTGGCGGCCCCGGGGTTCGGTCGAAGGCCGGCCCGAGGACGGGCTCCGCGGACAAATGAGAGATCCGCGCCGCCGCGAAGATTCAAGAGTTTGAATTTATCGGGCTAATCGTCGAAAGCCCCCTTCATCCGGCCCCGTGGGCCACCCTCTCCCGCGGGCAGAGAAGGGATTTACGCGCAGTTACAGAGAGTTACCCGCCGCCGGGGATCGGGCGTTCTTGAAGCTAAAGCCGCCGCCGGGTTTTCGGGCGATTCGGGCCGCCACCGATTGGGCGAGGGACCTTCCATGAGCCAAGAGCTGAATTTCATCGGGGGCGACGCTCCCGAAATCGAAGACGTGACGCCTGCGGCGGCGCCCGCCGAGGACTCGCCGGCCCCGCCGGACGAGACGTCGGAAACCCGACCGGAGACGGTCGCGCCCGGGCACGTGCCGCTGTCGGCCGTCCTGGACGAGCGCGAGCGACGGCAGGCGGCGGAAAGGCAACTTCACGAGCTTCAGGCCCAGCTGGCGCCTCCGCCGCCGCTTCCTCTGGAGGCGCAGGTGGAAGCGAGGCTGTACGCGGCCAACCTTTCCGCCTCGCGCCGGTTCGCCGAGCGCGAGCATGGACGCGACGCGGTGGCCGCGATCCACCAATGGGCCGTGGCCCGGTGCGACGCCGATCCCTTCTTCAATCAGCAGATGCGCTCATCGGACGATCCCTACGAGGCCGCCATCCAGGCCTACAACCGCGAACGTGTGGTCGCGGAAGTCGGCGCCGGCGATCTCGAAGCGTTCCGCGCCTGGAAGGCCGCCTCGGCGGCCGGCCAGGGCCAAACCGCCTTTTCAACCCGATCACAGCCCGCCACGCGCATTCCCCGCTCTCTCGCCACCGCGCCCGGAAACGGCGCGGCCGGACGCTCCGGCGTCGCGGCGGGGGAAGGGAGCGCCTACGCCGGGCTCTTCAAATAGGAGCTAGCCAGGAATGGCCGAAACTATCCTAGCCACCGCCAGCGAGCGGCAGATCTGGATCAGCAAGTATTTCCAGGAATACGTGCGCCAATCGCGGTTCATGCCGTACATGACCAACGCAGACATCAACAAGGGCGGCATCATCCTCACCCGCTTCGAGATGCAGGAGGAAGCCGGCCGGGTGATCAACATCCCCTTCATCGGGCGCCTGAAGTCCGCCGGTGTCACCGGCGCCACGGTGCTGGACGGTGTCGAAGAGGACCTGACCAACTACAACTGTCCCATCACCATCGACTGGCGGCGCAACGGCGTGCGGGTGCCCAAGTCGACGCAGTTCCGCACCGAGATCAACCTGCTCAACGCCGCGCGCGACGCCCTGATCGTGTGGGAGTCGGAGAAGATCCGCGACGACATCATCCATGCGATGCTGGGCGTGGTGGCGGACACCAACGGCACGGTGGCCGCCTGGGACGTTTCGACGCCGACGCAACAGAACACCTGGGTCGCGGCCAACAAGGACCGGGTGCTGTTCGGGGCGTTGAACTCCAACTACTCCGCGACCCTCGCGACGGCCTTCGGGAACATCGCCACCAGCGCCAAGGTGTCGGTGTCCAGCGTGTCCCTGGGCAAGCGCATCGCCAAGCTCGCCGATCCGCGCATCCGCCCGTACCGGGCGACCGCGGGCGACGGCCGGGAGTTCTATGTGTGCTTCCACGGCGCGCGCACCTTCCGCGACCTGAAGGCGGACACGACGATGATCAACGCCAACACCCAGGCGCGGGCGCGCGAATCGCTGGGCATGCAGGACAACCCGCTCTTCCAGGACGGCGACCTGGTCTACGACGGCGTCATCCACCGGGAAGTTCCCGAGATCGACGACTATTGCCTGAACATGTCGCTGACGGGCGGCGGCACCGGGTTTACCGGCACCGGCGGCTCGGGCGGCGACATCCGGCCGATCTTCCTGTGCGGCGGCGGCGCGGTGGGCGTCGCCTGGGGCCAGGAGCCGACACCCAAGACCGACAACCTCAAGGACTACGGGTTCCGGCCGGGGGTTGCGATCGAGGAACTGCTGGGCGTGAAGAAGATCAACTTCAACGGCGTGCAGAACGGCATCGTTACGATGTTCGTGGCTGCCGCGGCCGACAGTTAAAAAGAAGACTTTTACCACGAAGGACGCGAATTCGCACTATGGTCGAGGATCGAGGACGCGTCGCAGGCGCGCCCCTTCATCAACGATCAAGGACAGACTGATAGAGGGCTTCGTCGCTCCTTTTCTTCTTCGTGTGCTTTGTGTCCTTTGTGGTGATTTCTATCTTCATTTAAACATCACATGATTGAAAGGAGGCCGGGATGGCCACTGCCTATTCATCGCCGATCTACGCCCAGAACCAGCCGGCGGGCACGGGTCATGGCCCGTACCAGACCACGCAGCATCTGCACGCCACGAGCCCGACCATTTCCACCTGGGCGGCCAATGATACGATCAACTTCGGCTATCTGCCGCGCAACGCCGTGGTGGTCAGCATGGTGCTGAAGGCCGCCTCGCAGCTGGATTCCAACGGAACGCCGACCCTGACCCTGGACATGGGGGTTCCGGGCACGCCCCAGCTGTTCAAGGCCGCGATCTCCACCGTGGGGCGCGCGGCGGGCGCGTCGGTCGACACCGGCAACACGCTGGCGGCGGCGGGCTACCTCTACAAGAACCTGAGCGGCGCCAAACAGGTCATCCTGTGCACGGTGCACGCCGCGGCGGCCACGGCCGTGGCGGGAACCCTGGAGCTGGACGTGGAATACTTCATCGAAGACACGGTCGGCTCCGCTCCGTAGCGGGGCGGCCTTGCAAAGCGAAGGGGTGTTGGACCGGCGGCGGGACGCCGCCGGTCCCATCGGCCGCAACTCGAGACAATGGAGCGTTCATGCGCGCGCGCTACGTCGGCCAGGAGGCCGAAACCACCACGTTCGGGAAGACCTTCCATCAATGGAAGTGGGTCAACGTCGATGCGCTGGGCGACTATCCGCGCACGACGCTGGCGCAGAATCCGCTGTTCGAGACCGACGTCGGCCAAGCCGACGCCGATCCGGTGTCGCCGGTCGTCTCGGTCGATCCGGTCGTCTGATCCTGCTTCGCCAAAGCCAGGGAGGACGGGAGCATGGCCACCTGCCGCGTGATCATCGCCGAAGCCATGCGGGCGCTGAAGGCGCTGGGGCAGGGCGACTCGCCGACGATCGACGAGCTGACCACTGGGCTGGAGGCGGTCCAGACCATCGTCCTGGACCTGCACGAGGCGCGCGGGCCCATGCTCGATGTCGACGTGCCGGGCGCTTGGTCCAGTCTGGCCGGCGAGCCGTGCGATCCCTGCGATCCGTGCGCGCCCCAACCCACGACGTTGGCTTGGATCCCTTCCGAGAACCAGCGGATCCGTATCCAGGCCGGCGCGACGGTGACGATCACGCTGCCCAACGCCATTCCGCTGTTCGATATGCCCGACCCGTACGACTACGGCTTCAACGCCAACATCGTGGCGCCGCCGGTGGGGACGACGGGCGCGGCCGACGGGGTCGAATACCGCCAGCCGCGGGACGGCGCGCGCATCGAGATCGTCGGGACCACACAGGCGCTGTACTTCTATCGCGCCGACATCAACGCCTGGACGGCCGCCACGGGCCTCACGCTGGACGGCGAGACGCCGTTGAACAGCCGCTACGCCTCCGCGCTGGCCGCGCTGGTCGCCGAGCGGCTGATGGAGACGCTGCCGGGCGCGGAGGAACCGACGCCGGGCCTGGCCAAGCGGATCGCCCGTGGCCGTTCGGCGCTGTTGCTGCGACCGGGCGTGCGACACGATCGTGTCGTGGCGGACTATCTGTGATGGCGATCGGCGCGCCCCTTCAGCTGGGGACGGCCAGCGCGGCCAGCGGATCGGCGTCGCTGGCGCTCACCACCGGCGCGGACGCGCCGGCTGGCGGCCTGATCATCGTCGCCAGCACGGCCAGCAACACCAACGGCCCAATGTCGGTGACCGACAGCGCCGGCAACGCCTATGCGGCCGCCGCGGTGGTGAACAACGGGACCGGCAAGTCGCGGCTATTCTGGAGTTTCAACGCCCTCGACCTGCCCAGCGGCGCCACGATCACCGTCACCTTTGCGGGGACGACGCCGACAAAGAACATCGCCGCGGTGTCGGTGAGCGGCTGCGCGGCGCCCGACATCAAAGGAAACGGCGCGACCGGAAGCTCGACGGCGCCGACGATGAGCACCGGCGCGCTCGGCTGGACCAGCGAGATCGTCCTTGGCATGACGCACGTCTCCGCCGGAGCGGGCGACAGCTTCACCGAGGCCGGCGGGTTCGCCTCGAACAGCGCGAGCCTGAACGCCGACGCCCTGCGCTGGGCCTATCAGATCGTGGCGTCGAACGCTGGCGTCACCTACGCCCCGACGCTGGGGACCTCGCGGACGTGGGGCGTCAACACGCTCACCTTTTCCGGCGCCGTGGCGTCGCCCTTCAACCGATCGAGCCGCTTTGGCTATCTGGAGATGTAACACCGATGACCGGACGCATGTATTCGATCAGCTTCGCCGACGTGTCCGTCTCGGCGGCGCAGGATCTGATCAACATTACCGCCACCAGCGGCATGGCGTTCAAGATCCACCGCATCGAGCTGGGGCAACGCACGCTGACCGCCTGGGAAAGCAAGCCGGTGAAGCTCATCCGCCTGCCGGCGACGGTGACCGCCGGCTCCGGCGGCGCGGCGGTGACGCCCGCGAAGATGAACAACGGCGATGTGGCCGCTACCGTGACGGCCCGCGCCAACGACACCACGCCGGCCACCACCAACGGCACGCCCACGACGCTGCTGGCGCGCGACTGGGAATTCCTCAACGGATTCCTGGTGGTGTTCACGCCCGATGAGCGGCCGGTGATCGCGCCCTCGCAGGCGGTGCAGCTGAACCTGCCGACGGCGCCTTCGGGAGCGACGCTGGCGTCGGGCACCATCCTGATCGAAGAGTTGTTCTAGGCCATTCGGTCCGCATAGGGCGTCTCGATGTCCTGGATATTCCATGAGCCGTTCGAGCCGGTGATCCACGTTCGGCGCGCGGTCGCGCCGCCCAGCGTGGCGCGGCGATCGTTCGCGCGGCCCGCGCGACCCGAGTCCTTCACCGACGAGCCTTGGACGCCGCAGCGCCGGACCTACGCGCCGCCGCCCGCGTCCGTCGGCCCGGCCGCCGTCCTGGCCCATAGCGCGACAGGGCGCATCATGGCTGGCCTGCTGGCCGCGGGCGTCTACGACGATACGCCCGAGCCGACGACGCCGGCGCGGCGGTATCAGGCCGGCTACGCCAAATCGGCGGACACCGGCCTGAGCGCGAGTTTCTCGGTGACGTTCACGGGACGGGGCGACGACCCATACGGCGCCGTCGGATTGGCCGGCGGGAGCGGATTTGCGCTGGGCGCCGATACGCTACGCGCGCTGGCCGTGCAGAACCCGGCGGTGTTCGCCGGCGCGACCGCGAGCCGCCCGGCCTGACGAAATGGGCCGAGCGCCACCCATCATGACCCACGTTGGAGCCCGACCGTGACGTTCAACCCGCCCGTCATCCTCGCCATTCTCGCCCTCACGATCCTGGGCGGCATCGCCGGCGCCATGCTTGTACTGCCGATTCCGCCGGCTAACGCCCAGTCCGTGACCTTCATCCTGGGCGCCCTGGCCGGCGCCCTGACGATGCAGGGAACGGCAAGGAGCGCCGCCGGCACGGGCGTCGCGCCCGACCCCAAGGACCCCGCGGAATAGGAAGCGCCGACCATGTTCAGTTCCCCCGGCAGCATCGTCCCGCTGACCGCGCTGACGCCCCTGGGAAACCCCGTCGGCGCCGATATCCTGCCGATCCAGCGGACCTCGCCCATGCAATCGGTGACCGCCGAGCAGCTGCAGGGCTATATCGTCAATTCGGTGAAGTACTATGGCGCGGTCGGTGACGGGATCACCGACGACACCGGAGCCATCCAGTCGGCGATCAACACTGGCCTTCCGTTCTATTTCCCGCCCGGCGTCTATCTGATCACCCAGACACTGCGCTTCACGACGACGGCCAACCACGGCCAGGTGGTGCGCGGATCGGGACCGGTGGCCACGGACGGATCCGGCGCCGGCAAAGCGGTCATCCGTCCCGGCGCCGGCGTATCGATCGCGATCCAGATCGACGGCTCGCCTTTCAACGGCTATGTCCAGGGCTTCGGCCTCGAGGATCTCACGGTCGACATGGTGAACATGGGGGATGATGCCAGCAGTGTGGGGATACTTCAGGCGCAGGCCTTTGATATTGAATTTAAAAACATACGGGTCATTAACTATGGCGTGTATAAAACATCGTTCCAGTTCAACGCCGGCTCTTATACATCTAATTTAAATCACTGTCAGTTTGGTTCCGTAAATTTTAATGGGGCAACGCCCTCGAATGCCGCGACAACGATTAGTTTTTACAATTGTGATTTCCTAACAGTTGGCGGAAACTACCACGCTGGGGTCAGCTTTGTTGGTGGCGCGTGTCAGCAGCCTTATACAGATGCTGTTTCGATTATATACCTCCCGCCAGGCACCTCACCGTACGCATATTTGCCAAACAATATTGGTATTTATGTCGCTTTACTGTCGACGATCCAAAATTGTAACTCGTTCACTTCGATCGGAACCGATTGGGAGCAGGGCGGAGGCTTTCCTAGCACTTACAACGACGGCATTCACGGAGTTCTTCCGCTCATCCGGGTCTTGATGGTCGCCGAAAGCGCGCAAAATTCGACGTTCATCAGTCCGACTTTTGCGGGAATGTACCTATTGGATATGTCCAAGTCGACTAGCATAGACGGACAAAATGTCGGGACCGGCGGTGCGGACATAAGAACGCGTCAGCTATACTGCCTGGGTGGACTGAACGTGTCGGCCCCCATCCAGGGGTTCACTGACTTGGCAAACTACCTGAATACGAATTCCACAAGGACTTTTACCCTGAATCCGGACGATGGCTCCGGTACGTTTATGACGATGCAAGTCAACCCCGTCATTGACGGCGATGGGCAATTTGTAGTCCGCAATGCTTCAGCGCAACCGTTGTTCGACTTCAGCACCGTCGGCGGCGCAGGGATATTGGCAATAAACTACGGCGCGATTATCGCCGGTTTTACCGATGGTTTTACGACCCAATCGTGGACGATATCCTCAAGCAATGGGCTCGCGACTTTCGCCGGAAGTGTCATAAAGCCGGTTTCCGATGGGAATAGTGTCCAACTATGGAAGAACGCCGCCGGGACCGTTCTGCTTGGTTTCAACACCGACGCCACGCCTGCCTCGTCATCACTCTATCTAGAGAACGGGATTACGCTGAACGGCTTCTCAGACGGGGGCATCACCCAGACTTGGTCGGCAAGTGCGTCGACTGGTAATGTCACGGCCAAAAGCCTGCAGGTCGGGGCAACGGCTCCGATTGCAGGTGGAATCACGACTAATGGCCAAATTCGAACAGTCGGGAACACCTTCTCCTCGCTGCCCACTCCCAGCACGATCGGGAATGGTGCGCGCGGCTTCATCACAGACGCCACACTCGCCGCGGCCGGCAACTTTGGGACACCGATCACGTCCGGCGGTGGTTCAAACCAAGTCCCCGTATATAGTGACGGCACAAATTGGCGTATCGGTTAGGCATGCCAGTCTTTTCCTCGCGCACGCAAATTGTGATCCACGAAGGGGGCTTCTTCGCGGCCGCTTTGGTCATCGCTGGATTGTCGGCGGCGCAATTGGCCTATGCTACCGGTGGGGCACCGGATTGGCAGGGCTATGAGGCCCTCTACGAAGGCTCAGCGGACTGGCTGACTCCCAATGGGTTCGCTCCGTTATTCATGGCCCTCCTCGTTGGTGCGCGCCAGTTATTCGGTCCAGACGGTTACGGGCTCTTTCGGCTGGTTCTGTTCGCTCTTTTCGCCGGTTTCGCCGCTTGGCTGGCATACATTATGCCGGTCCAGCGCCACCTGGGTAAAGCCTCTCCCTTAATGACCGGCGGCGCCACATTGGCTGCATTTTTGCTTAAGTCGGTTGTACAAATAAGAGAAGGACTCGCATTTATTATTGTTTTGATGGGTATATTGACGCTGTTGCGTCACAATATCCTCCGGACAGAAAGGTCAGGTGCGGCGGTTGGTCTAGCGCCGCTCGTGCATCCAGGCATTGCTTCAATATCGGGAGTCTGGCTGATTGGATGCACGTTGGCATGCATCCCGGATAGGTTATTGAAAAGTCATTGGCTGCATAAAGTGGTCGTGCTATGC